GCCGTTGCGGCAATCGCAGAAATCGGGAGATCGCGGGCGGCCCCGACGATTCCGAGAATCTGCCACACGCCCGCCGTAATGCCGGTTCCGGTGAATGTGATGACGGCGCGGATGTACCGCTTGCTGCCGCGGTAGCCGACCCACTGGGTCACATTGTCCTTACTCGTCGAGTTGATCACGGTGAAGGCATTGGAAAGCGATCCGGCCGCGACGGTGGCGAAGTCTCCGTCAACGGTGGTGTCCGATTCCTGCATGGTGATCGTGGCGTAATTGGAACCATCGACGCCGGTGAGCGTACCGCATCCGACTGCGATGATGGCCCCATCGACCGGCTTGTTGTTGTAGGCCAGGTCGATAATGCTCGATTTTGTGGTTGTGTGGGCTAGATCGGCGGGGTCCAGCAGAGATGAACCACCCCGACGCGCCCGTAAAGGTCCTGCATTTTTCTGAGTCTCCTTTCCTGGTGAGTGTCATGCGGGCGACTCGCGCCGCCCGCCGGGTGATTACGCGTGCTGCTGGAGGTAGCTGACCGGGTGCGTGCCGGCGTCGAGCGCCTTGGAGTCCGCGCGGTAGAAGGCCAGAAAACCGACCTGACCGCTGGCCATGTAGAGTTCGGCGAACCGGACGAGCATCAGGTCCATTACCTCACGAACGTGGAACGTGGACAGGTCGCCGAATAGTGCGGTTTTCTTCGTGGCGGCCACGGTGCTGTCCATGTCCTGGTTGATGACGGTCGGGTACCCCATAAGGTACACCTTCCGATTGACGGCACCCGCTTCGACGGCTCCACCGGTGAGCCCCTGGAGCGATGAAATCAGGATCGGCCGGCTGTTTCCGTCCACCAGCTTTTCGAGATAGCTGGCAATAAGATCATGGAACATGAACTCGGCGCCGCCGCGGTATGCCGGGTCAACGCTGTGTTCCAGGTCCTTGAGTTCCGCATACGTGATCGCCGTCGCGCTGGCCGTCGTCTTGCCGAGCGTGGACCCGTTGACGATGCCCTGCGGCTGCGAAGATCCGGTCCCGGTGGTCATGTACGTATTCGTGATACGACCGATGCGGATGCCGAGTTTTCTGGCCACGTAGCTGGAAATGTCAAAAGCGGAATCTTGAATCAGTTCGATCGGAACCTTCACGACTTTCGAACTGAACTTGTACGCCTTCATCACGACCTGGCCGAAGGTCGGGTCGGCGGTACCGGCCGCGGCGCTCTCTGCGAGCAGTTCGCCGACGTTGGTCGTGTCGTTTTCGGTTGGCATCGGCAGATCGTTTCCGGTTGCGGTCCGGAGAATCGTGGCCCGGCTGGATCTGATGCCGCCGTACCATTTCAGGGCTTCGGTCAGCGTGTAATAGAAGCCTTGCGGGACGGTATAACCGCCGCTGGCGCCGGTTACCGCCGATAAATCGCGTAACAGGATCGAATCGCCGCCGCCGTAGTCGCCGCGCGGAAGTAGTGCGCGAAATTCCTCATTCAGCCCGCCGAATCCCCGGCGAATCCAGGAAACCGCGGCGTCCTGCTGCCGTTGTGCCTGCTCGCGCACGGCCCGCTCGTCGCGCGTTGTTTCGCCCTGCGTCTGCTGCCCGGTGAGCGCATTGCCGAGTTGCGCCTGAGTTAATTCGGATCGGCGTTCGCGCTCGATGAGATCATTCAACCCCTTGAGGTCAGCCTCCATCTTATCGAGCGCTGTTTGTTCGTCGGCGTTGACGCAATTGCGCCCTTCCGCCGAAACCTTGTCGAGCGCAGCCTTAATCTGATCGGCGATTTTGGCCCGCTTTTGGAGTAATTCGGGTACTCGCATTTGTTGTCCTTTCAGTCAATGAGCAGAGCGAACCGGCGACGCAGGATATCGACTCCTGTGCCCACCAGTTCGGCGGGTGCGGGCCGCTCGCTCAGTATTTCCGCATGGCTGCGGATGTCGATTAAGCAGGTGCTTTTCATCGCAGAATCAGAGCGCACTCCCGCGCCCGCATCCGCGCCAACCGGGACAAGCGACAATTCTGTCGGCTCCCAGTCCACCGCTCGAAATGTTTTCAGCTTCGCCCCGCGCTCCGTCACGTCCTCATACTGATGCACGAGGTAGCCCACGGACACATTGCGGATGATCTTGTCCCGCACGTCGGACCACAACGGCTCGACGTCGGCGCGCTGAGACATTCGCACGGACGCGCGTCCATCGGTGGGAGTAAGCCAGGCTTTCTCGACCACGCCGATAACTCCGCGAAGGTCCCATTGCGCGTGCGAATTCAGCAGCGGAGCACCTCCGTTCAGCCGTCCCATGCGAACCGCTTCCGGAGCGAGGGATAATTCCTCGTTGTAGGGATCGCTCCAAAACCCGCCGCGGCGAACGGATGCTCCCGTAGTCCACGTCAGCTCGAAAGTCCGCGTCTTCGTGTCGATACTCGAAACGACGCCTGCACGTACCTGGATCGGAAGTTCAACCTGCATTACGCCTCCATCTGCGCGGCGCGCAGCAAATACACACCTTCTCCCATGCGCTGAAGCAGTTCCATTTCTCCCTCGATGAAGTTGATATGATCCTGTTCGTCCGCAAGCGTGCGCTCGAACAGTGCCCGCGACACCGGGTCGCTCAAATCCTCTGAAGTATTCACGCCTTCGGTATAAAGCGCGACGGCTGCCATCTCCAATTCTAGTTGATGCGTGAACATCTCGCGCACCGACGAGAATCCAAGCGTCGGTGCGTGTTCCAGTGCCGGCACGGATTCGAGTAGTTCCAGCCGATCGGTGTACGCCGTCAGATGCCCGCGTTCCTCCTCGGATTCCTTCGCGATCCTCGCCGCCAGTCCGTCAAGCCCGACATTGCGCAACCAGGCCGCGTCTACGAGGTACTGGTGAGTGGCGAGCGCCTCCGCTGCAACCGCCCGCTGGAGTATCGCGATCACTTCCGGGAAGCCGCGCATATTACTGCTCCTTCCATGTCACGTATGCATTCATGGCACCGGAACTTTGCCGGCGTCCTCGATCGGTACGGTCTGCATCTGCACCATTAGCGTTGCGGCGTTCCCTCCCATGGGATTCAGCCCGCGTTTGCTGCGGCATTCGTCGCGCGTCTTGATGCCATTCATCACGTCGCTGGCGTCGGCCTCAGCCTGACTAGCCACGTCTCCGCGCATGATGTCTCCGAGGTCATGCCGGCACGTCAAAGCATCTTGGCTTCCGAGCACGGTCATGTCAAGTTTCTGTTCGATGCGACGGGCAATCGGCGTTAGGCAGTGCTTTCCGTACACGATGTCGCCCTGTTCCGCCGAGGCGTATGTGCTCGTCTTTCCGCTCGGGTCTCCGATGAGGTACGGCGGAACTTTGTACGCCCGCGCAATCTCCCCGGTCTGCCAGGCGCGCCCCTCCAGGAATTGTGCATCGCGGAGCGGGATAGAGAAGGTCTTGACGTCCATTCCAGGCGGCAAAACGGCGACGCGCCCGCTGTTTTCCAGTCCCCCGTACGCCTCGTACCACGCCTTCTTAAGCGCCTCCGGATCTTTGACTCCGACAGTGGTAGTCAATGCCAGGTTTGGGCGAGCATTATTCGCGTAAAAGCGGCCGGCGTACTCCTCGGCGGCCAACCCAAGCCCTACAGCCTGCCGTGCCATCGCCAGCGGTGAATATCCAATGGCTCCGTCGAACCCAAGAAACGGGATATGCAGGATCTGCCAGTCAGAGTACGTTCCCGCGGGCACCGGGATCGAATACGGGTACAGCGGATTGTACCGGTACTCCAGCCGTTGCGCCTGATTCCGAATCACTAGGACCCACTCTGGACGCAGAGGCCAGATGGCTCGAATTCTTCCGCGCTCGTCCCAGTCGATGTAGCTGTAGGAATTGCCCCATGTGAGCAGCGAGACGATCATCTGCTCGCGCCACTGGAACGAGGACATCTCGGGATTCGGCTGCTCGCGGAGCAGCCGAAATCGGTAATCGTTTGTCGCCGGGTAGAATGTCCGCCAATCGTCGCTCGACCGATTCGTCACCAGATCGCAGGCCGCGAGGTCCTGCGCGATCATCGACACGCAGGAGTACACCGCGGTATACGACATCGCTGTCGTAGGATTGATCGACCGCCCGGTGTACGTTGGCGTCCCGAGCGTCAGCGCTTCATATAGCCACGTTCCCGGCCGTGCGTCGGAGAGATTTCGCGTCTCGGGTATCGGGAGGTCAGCGTGCCCTGCGGCGAGCGCAAGAGTGCGTAGAGTCTCGATCACAGGACGAATATCTCCTGGCCCACTGGTTGTGTGCGCAGTTTCCAGCCAATCGCTCCGAGTAGCGCCGTAACCGGATCGATCTTATTGGCCGGCATTTCCTTTTTTGGAAACACCATGTCTTTCGCATCGGTGTGTGCGACCACGTTAGAAATCGACCATGCAAGCACTGGGTCTCCATCGTGATGCACCGTACCGGCGATCATGCGCGCGTCCAATTCCTTCATCGGGTCCGAGTAGTTCGCGGTATTCACCGGATACTCGACAAGTCCGGTGACGCCTTCCGCCCGCAGCCGCGAATGCAGATACGTCATTTCGCGCGGGTCGAAAACAATCGCCTCAACGTTGAATCGCTCCGTGTCGGCGAGGATATCGCGCTCAAGCCACTCATAATCGGTGATGTTCCCCGGCGTCAGGATCATGCGCCCGGCCCGGGCCCACCCGGCGTAGTGTGCCGCATTCGAGTTGATGCCCTGTTCGATCTCATCCTCGGGCAGGTAGTACTGTCCGAAGACGTACCATTCGTCATCGCGCTCAAATAGCAACATTTTTGCGGTCAGATCATGTTTCGCCGCCAGGTCGAGCCCCATGAAGCACGGCTGCCCGTGGAAATCATCGATCTTTACATCACGCCGGCATTTGTCCCACGCCTGCATGTTGTAGAACGCGGTGTCCGCTGAAACCCAGATATTCAGACGTTTGGTTAGGAAGTTGTTCTGCGACTGGGCCGAAAGCTGTGCCTGCCGACAGAGGGTCGATATGTCCTCGGGAAGGACTGATACCCCATAATTGGGGTTTGCCTTGCGGTGGCTTCGCTCGTCGGACCAGTCGTCGCCGTCGTCAACGGTGTAGACGATGCCGAAATATCGATCATCCTCAATGACTCCATCGAGGATTTTGGTAACGTAGTCCCGCTGCTCATAGCAGACTCCAGCCCGGTTGAACCCTGCCGTAGTGATGATCCATTTGAGCGCCTGGCGCCGGGCTCCGGTAGCCGTATTTACCACGTCCCAAACCGCCCGCGTCTGGTGCGCGTGGAACTCGTCCACGATGGCGCCGTGGATGTTCAGCCCGTCCAGCGTATTGGCGTCGGCTGACAACGCCTTGAACGTCGAGTTGGACCGCGGAACCGCAATCGCATGAGCAAGCACTTCAACGCCGAGCGCAGATTGCAAAGCCGGAGTCTGCCGGATCATCGCCCGCGCATCGTCGAACACAATGCGGGCTTGATCGCGGGTGGTGGCCAGCGAGTAGACCTCGGCACCCAACTCGCCATCTCCAGCCACAAGGTACGTTGCCACTCCGCTGGATAACGTACTTTTCGCATTCTTACGCGGAACCTCGGTGTAGGCTGTGCGGAATCGGCGCGTGCCATCCGCGCACAACCAGCCAAACACCACGCACAGGATGAACACCTGCCACGGCTCCAGCCGGATATTCGCGCTATTCCACTTGCCTTTTACGTGAGGTAGCAACTCGATGAACCTGCAAACTGCATTTGCCTTTTTGGCGTCAAAACGGAACTCCCAACCATCCCGTTCCAAATCGCACAGGTGCCGCTGACAGGCCGCCCGTACCCACTTGCACGCTGGGATATCCCCTTGCGATACGGACAGAGCATACTGTCTCGCGATTGCGGCATAATTACGTACCGAACTCGCTGAACGGGTTACTGTCTTCTTTTTCGTTGGCACTCACCCTCGATCGATCCGCCGGCGTCAATCCGAACGCTTGGAGCCAATTCCGGAACCGTCTGTCCGCATCGGCCACCAACGCAACCTCCGGGTATGCCCGATACATCGTTCCTCCGCCGCCATTGACGGACTCGTACGTGGTTGCCCCTCGCTCTCGGAGCGCTTCGCGGGCCTCCACCAACTCCGAATAGCACTGGCACAATCCCTCGAGCCCAAGCGCATCTCCCTCCGTCACCACTCCCATGCGGTCGAGCAGTCCACCGACGTATCCCCAGGCGGTTTTCGCCCGGTCGCTCAGATGCGGAGGCGGTGAAGGAATCCCGCGCGCAGGCTTCGGCTCCCTCGGGTTCATCCGGCACTTTTGCGCCGTCCCCTTGATCCTG